GTTAATATAATACTTGATACTTTAGTGAAAGTATTATATAACTGTTCACATAACTCAACAGTCCCAACATTGGGACATAACACAGAAAGGAGCATTTCATGCTTACATTTAACTTTGACGATCTTCCAAAGGGAGAAAAAATCTCTGGTGGTTTTACTGCCGTAAAATTAATTGCTACAGCTATCAAGCTAAAGCTACAGGGATACAAGCCTGTGATCTACAGGAATGACAACATCCAAGAAACTGGATGGTTTATCCGTAAGGGTAAAGGTGGCAAGTCTGGTGAGCCTTTGGTTCGCTTGAACTTTGGCAAGTCCTACTCTTCCTTCCATGCCTATGATAGGAAGGGCAAGCGAAGAGTGGCAAGCTATGTGCCTATCAAGTCCTTCTTGATACAGAAGAAGGTAGCCTAACCATGATGCACTATGAGATATTTATCTCAGTGGATGGGCAACGAGGTGTGGTGAGAGTTGGTAGCTCTCATCCCCTCGTGAAGGGTACACCTTCTGCTATTGAGTATGCCTTGCATCTTACAGAGATGTGCTATCCAGACGCAGTAGTTGAGTTTGACTTCATCAAAGAGTACACTCTTGACGATGAACCAGACGTAGGCTATGTCTATGAAGCACCTACACCAGTACAAACATATCATTAGGATAAAAAGGAGAAATACAAATGGAAAATACAAACAAAATTAATAGCTTTGTTATCACTAAATTTATGAGTGACGAACAAAAGCAAGAGGTAGGTGAGATTATCGCTGATGTTCTAATGAATATGAATGATGGAACTAAGTCTATGATTGACTACTATGGTTCAGACTTCACATGGGACGTAGTAATAGGAGCAAAGAAAAATGGCTAAAACTATAAACAAAAAACCTTTACCACAAAGACCACGCAATCTGCTTCATGCAGAGATGGTGACGCAAGGTATCTTGAAATCTAAAGTTATAGGTGACAAGAGATCTAAGGTATTGGAGAACAGAGCCAAGAAAAGGGCAATAGAGTTTAAGAAAATGAACAAGGAAAATTATGATGATTAAAAATTATGATGACTTTAAAGATAAAGTCTATGAACACAGATCCAAGCTACGTGGTATGCTCAAGCTACTCAAAGGTATAAAACCTTTGGAGTCTGAGGTCACGAAAGCTCATAATATAATTAATGCAATTGAACAGGAGAGAACTGATGCAGAAAAAAATAGTAGTTAGCTTATGTGGTGGCACAGATAGTGCCTACCTCTCATGCCTTGATGTTGGTATTGATGTATCAAAGGATGGTGAGTATGAGTATCACACATTCGAAACAGACAAGTATGCTAGTGCTGTATCCAGATACCAGATACCTCATGCTATACATCATGGTGATGCTAATGGTTGGGATATACTAAAGGGCAGAGATGTATTTCTGCTTATAGCAGGTTTTCCTTGTCAGCCTTACAGCGTGGCAGGTAGGATGCAAGGCACGGCAGACAGCCGTGATCTATCAGAGGTAATGTATGATGCATTGCAAGGCTTGAACCCTGAGTTCTATCTGTTTGAGAATGTAGAGTCCAAAGCCAAGCATGAGTGGTACAAGCGTATTAGTGCCATACGTCCAGATGCACAGATGCGATCTCACAATAGTGGCAGAGTGTCTGCTCAAGAAAGAAAGCGTGTCTATATAACCAACTCACAACATGACGAGTTGCCTGACTTAGGCATAGTTATGTCTGACATACTAGAGGATGATAGTATGACCGACAGGGATAAATCTTATTGCATTGATGCTAACTACTTCAAAGGTGGTAGCATGAAGATGTACTTTGAGAAGTCTCGCAGACAAGTTGTCTTCAATGACAAAGGTCATCCTCATTGGGATAAGTGTAAGCAAGTTGGTGAAGCTGACCTCAAAGGCTACGACATAATCAAGCGTGTGTACTCTAGGCATGGCAAAAGTCCTACCCTAACTACCATGCAAGGTGGATGGCGAATGCCAAAGGTAGAGTGTGGCTCTATCATCAATCGCAAGATCAATCCTGATACTGGCAAGCGTGATGACTACAACCCTAACATCAAGGCAGAGCCACGCATTGAGGTTAGGTCTGACCAGAAGACAGGCACAATAACTACTGTGCAGAAAGACAACGTGGTAGTAAACCATGAGCAGATGTATTGGAGAGCATTAACACCTTTAGAGTGTGAACGTCTTCAGACTTTGCCTGATGGGTGGACTCAGTATGGTGAGTTTGACCACAAGTATGGCTATCTAGGAGAGATAAAACCAATATCAAACAGCCAACGCTACAAGATGATCGGCAATGGCTTCACTCGTGCAGTGATCTCGCACATATTAGAAGGAGTATATTCATGAGTACACAAATGAGTAAAATACTTGGGCATGAACCTACTAAATTATCGGAACATGTACCAACAAAAGTAACACTTGATAAAATCACATGGCTGTCCCTGTATGACAGGCTGTATGATACGATCAGACATGCCAGTAGATTGAGAGATATACAGGATCTAGACTTGAGAGATACATTCAAGGATGATGATGCAAGGGACGAAGTCCTAAACATAATGAACTTTTATTTTGACAGAGGTTTTCCTGTCGGATTAACAAATGAAACAGAGATAACAATACACGATCATAAGGAGATAAATAATGACACTATCAGATAAACCATTACAATTTACAGGCAGTATAAGACGTATACAGTATGCAGTAGTCTTTGAGCCTTTTGAAACAGAAGGTTTGGAGTATGTGAAGCAAGGGTGTGGTGCTATGTGGGATGACAAGAGTCCTATAAAAGTATTTGATACTTTTGAAGAAGCAAAGAAGGAAGCAGACAAGTGGAATACAGGACATGTGGTGCAGTATGGATGAAGAACAATTAAATGATGACTATTGTGAAGAGAATGACTGCACTCCAGAATATTATGAGTTCTACGAAGATGGTCACAGATATCATGGCTATGAGTGTGGTGTTTGTGGTAAGTTATTACAAACTGGATAGGAGATGTTATGGATAAGATTAAATTAATTCTTAATAAAGTAGAAAAGGAGAAAAAGTTGAAAAAAATTACAAAAGAAGATATGAAGTCTTGGGTAGAAAATTATGATGAAGCTATTGAAACATTAATGTGGATTGTTAATGATGATTATACAAAAGATGATATGATTGAATCAATTACTGATTTTAAAAAGGAGATTGGAGATGACTAGAATAGTTGTAAAAATAGAAGTTGAAGAAGGTGCTGATTTACAAGAAGTAATTAGTCAATGTGATTATCAGTTTACCCATGAAAAAATAATAGAAACAGAAATAGTAGAGGTGTTAGATGATTGATAAAACAAAAAGAACACTTAGGCGATTAACACAATGTGTTAAGGACAACCCTGACTTGTTACAAAGTTTTGTAACACTTGCAGTAGAGTATGAGAAGCTAGGTCTAATTAAATTAGACTCAGTTGGAATGAATCGTAAGTTACTAACAGAACATTTTGAAAGGAGTGTAGCATATGAATGAAGGACAAAGTATATTGCTAATGATAGCACTAATAATAATTGGCACATTTATTCTCAACGCTTGTATGATACAGGTGATGTGATGAATAGATTTATTATTGAAAAAAATGAAATTGATATTGCAAAGTCACTGTGTGATCAGCATGTAGTGAAGATGCCACTTGAAGAAGCACAGATGCTATGCACTGCATTATGGCATCATGCACCTGAGTATGCAGAGGAGAAAGACTTATACAAGCCTGTTCACCAGAAGCATCCTTGCACACTGTGGGCTATGGAGTGTCGCTTAAACTATGCCTTTGCTTTCAGGTTGTACGATGCTATGCTAAATGAATATACAACTAGGTATGGTAAGAAGCATGGTGCAAGTAAGCATTGGAACTCTTTATATTATGGTACAAATTATGTGCCTAATACAACCAACTTTAGAACACCTCACCCACAATGCTTCAGTGGTCTTGACCACTTGAAGACTGATGAGTTCTATCCTATCAAGGCATATCGTGAGTTCTACAGGGCAGACAAGCTCAAGTTTGCACGATACAGCAAGGGCAGATCCATGCCTGAGTGGATGGCTGCATGAGTGAGAATCTTAGAATTACACTGCTGATAATATGGGTGAATTTTATATTGGCAGTGGCAACACATGAGGTAGGCAAATGGCTATTTTAGAAACAGCATTTATGTGCATGGCACTTAACATGTATCACGAAGCAAAGAATCAATCTATGCTTGGGCAGATTGCCGTAGGGCAAGTTGTCATGAACAGGGTAGAAGATACTAGGTTTCCTGATAATGTATGTGATGTAGTCACACAAGCTGTTACATACAAGGGCACAGACAAACCTGTACTTCACAAATGCCAGTTCAGTTGGTATTGTGATGGGCAGAAAGACGAGCCTTTGTATGACAGTGAAGAGTGGTGGAATGCACAAGAGTATGCATCCATTGTCCTGTCAGGCACAATCGTGCTTGATGTGACAGAGGGTGCTACACATTACCATGCAACCTATGTGCGTCCTGCATGGGCAAAGACCAAGACACGCACAACCAGAATTGACCGACATATTTTTTATCGTTGGGAAAAATAGTACTTGATTAATTATTTATATAGTATATCTTTAACACATAAACAACATAAGGAGAACTAACATGGCTTTAGATTATTTTGCAAATATTGGATTAGAAATACCTGAGTACCTAGATTTTACTACACGTACTGAGCCTACACGTATGGCAGGTAAGAAGTACGTCATCAACAATGACACTGACGAGGTTATTGGTATTGTTGGTAGCAAGTTCAACTCTGTTACACACACAGAGTTCTACGACAGAGTGTGGGACACTATGGTTGGACAGCTTGGTGAAGAAGCAATGGAAGGTGTAGAAGTTAAGTGGAACACTGCACGTAATAATGCATTCGCTATGCTTGATGCTACTATGCCTAGCACTAAGGCGTTGATCACAACAGACAAGCAACAGACAGAAATATCACAACGAGTGATAGCTCTGCATGGTGTGGATGGTCTGTGTTCTAACCAAGTATTCTTTGGTGCAATAGATTTCTTCTGCACAAACGGCATGATCAGAGGTGAGCATGACAAGGTGCGAAGAAAGAACACTACTAACTTTAGTATGTCTACCTTTATCAAGGAACTAAAGAATGCTAACAGTGACTTCTATTCACAGGCTGAACAGCTACAGGAGTGGGCTGATACACCTCTTGATGATGAGAGTGTCCAAAAAATGTTAGACTCTCTCATGGGATCTGAAAAGAAAAGTGAGAAGATGTTATCATTATATGGACAAGAGATAGGTAAAAGAGGACGTAATGCTTTTGCACTATACTCTGCATTCACTAACTATGCATCATATGCAGATGAGAGAAATGGTTTCAAGCTACGTAACACAGGCAACGATACCAACTCCATCAGTATGTGGGGACGTGAGCAGGAAGTTACCAAGTGGGTATCGTCCAAGCAGTTCAAAGAACTGGTTGCTGCCTAATGAAGCTACCTCGCTATGTGTATAAGAGGTACACACCTAAAGGGGATCGGACATTCAGGTTCAATCCCCCTCGTCAACTTATTGACAGTGGTGTTGTATGTCGCAGAGAACTTGGTAAAAATTTTAATGAAGCAAAAAAAGTTGCAGATGAATTAAACAAATTGATAGATGAATATCGTGAGGAAATGCTGACAGAGTCTGTGGTTACACGATCTACTACCCTGTCAGAATTATGTGACATATATCTTTTGTCTAATGATTTCAATGCTTTACGTGACTCAACTAAAGCTGATTACATCTACTTTATTAAGATACTTTGCCTAGATTTAGGTGATAAAAAGTGGCATACTATATCTAGTAGGTTGGCTAAAAGGACTTATGAACTTTGGGTCAGGCGTGGTGTGTCACTTGCAAATCATGTGTGCAGTATTGCATCACGAATCTACAACTATGCGACTGAGATGGAGTATGGGAATCACAATCCCTTCTCTAACATAAGACGTAAGTCTACCAAACCTAGACGTGTAGTGTGGGCAAAGGAACATGTGCGTCAATTTCTTGACTATGCTTATGCCAACTACGAATACAGAAGCATTGGCTTGATAGTGCAGATGGCATACGAGTGGTGCCAGAGGATAGGTGACATGCGTTTGCTCACTTGGAATGACCTTGACATGGACAAGGGTATGCTCACACTAGAGCAGTCCAAGCGTAGATCAAGGGTGTTTCTGCCTATCAGTGACAGCCTGTATGATATGCTGTATGAACAACAGGGTGACTTTGGCTTTCAACAGTACGTAGCTCCCAATATAAGCCCCATACAGGGCGAGTACAAGCCCTATGGGTTGGAGAGTGTATCAAAGATTGCAAAGCGTGTTATGAAGCGGTTAAACCTGCCTGATGAACTCCGACTTATGGATCTCAGAAGGACAGGAGTTACAGAAATGATTGACAGTGGAGTCCCAATGGGGCAACTTATGTCAGTGACAGGTCATACAAATGTACAATCTGTCAAGCCGTACATGAAACATACTTACGAGAGTGCTAAGAATGCTCTCAACACAAGGAGTAAATACAATGCATAATATATATGACATTATAAGTGATATAGATATATTAAATAATGAAACAAAAAGAATGAATTGTCCTGAGTGTGGTGGGTACAAGACCTTTACTGTATCAAACAACATGGGCAGACTTTTGTGGAATTGTTACAAGGCTTCATGCAGTATCAGTGGATCTAAGCCTGTGCATCTATCTGTAGAGGATATTAAAAGAACTATCCAAAAAGAAGAAAAGAAAGCTGAAGACTTTGGTATGCCTGAGTTTGTTGTGCCTTACAGTGGACAGAGCGATCTATATAGATTTGCAGAGAGATATGGCATATCAGTAAATGACATGGAGTATGATGTAAAAGATAACAGAGCAGTGTTTCCTGTCATTCATGATGGCTATGTAGTAGATGCTATTGGTAGAAGTTTAAAAAATAGTTTACCAAAATGGAAAAGATATGGGAATAGTGGGTTGCCATACACTTATGGTTATGGTAAGATCGCTGTAGTTGTTGAGGACTGTGTCAGTGCCGTAGTTGTAGCTAAAGGCAGTGACGTGTATGTTGGGGTTGCTGTGTTAGGCACGTCCCTGTCAGACACACACAAGAGGTACTTGTCACAGTTCTCTTCAGCAGTAGTAGCTCTTGATCCTGATGCACTACCCAAAGCAACACAGATGTGTAAAGATCTCAGGAGTGTAGTAGATACAGTAAAGGTACTTAGATTAACCGATGATTTGAAATACAAGCATCCTAACGACATTGAAAAACTAACAGCAATAGGAGAAGAATTAAATGGAACAAGCATTAATACGTAGTCTTATGACTAAAGACTTCTATGATGATCATAGAGGTATTCGTTGTCCTGACAAATTATTTAGTAAGGATATGCGAAAGATAAAAAACTCTGTTGACTATGCTATGAAGACGTACAACAGAACAGTAACACCTGATGAGGTAGAGGTATTGTTTATGTCAAACAATCCTACTCTTACAACAGCACAGAAGCAAGCCTATGGTGATCTGTTTACACGTATCAAGAAGGAGTCCCCTCTTGGTAATGACATAGCACAAGAAGTATTGTCCAAGCTGTTTCAACAGGTGGTGGGTGAAGAGATAGCCAATCTTGGCTTTGATTATGTGAATGGTTCACAGACTAGCCTTGAGCCACTCCGTAATATGCTAGAGCAGTACGGTGATGACTTCATACCTACTATGAATATAGAGTGGGCTGATATCTCTATTGAGAACCTTCTTGCAAGGAATGACATGGAAGCACGTTGGGCATTCAACATACCTAGTCTCACACGCAAGATAGAAGGTGTAAATGAAGGACACTTGATTGAAGTTGGAGCTAGACCCAACACAGGTAAAACATCTTTTCATGCATCTATGATTGCAGGTGACAATGGCTTTGCCAGACAAGGTGCTAAGTGTGTTGTTCTATGTAACGAAGAGTCAGTGCATAGAGTAGGTATGCGATACCTGACTGCCAGTTCTAACATGAATCAATACGAGATCAAAGATAATCCCAAACTCGCCCATGAGAAGTATGGTGCAGTTAAGGAGAATATAAAATTGTATGACTCTACAGGACGTGACATGGCATGGGTTGAGAGCATTGCTAAATCTTTTAAACCTGATGTTGTTGTTTTAGACATGGGCGATAAGTTTGCCAAGACGGCAGGGTTTGCTAGGCAAGATGAAGCACTCAAAGCAAATGCAGTCCATGCAAGAATGATTGCCAAGCAGTATGGTTGTGCTATATTCTATATGTCACAGCTATCTGCAGAAGCAGAGGGCAAGGTTGTACTTAACCAAGCCATGATGGAAGGTAGTAGAACTGGTAAGGCAGCAGAAGCTGACCTTATGCTACTACTTGCCAAGAACCCTGACGTTGAAGGTGAAGAGGAGCAAAGTCCTCAGAGACATATCAACGTTGTAAAGAACAAACTATCTGGTTGGCATGGCAAGATTGTCTGTGAACTAGACTACAAGACAGCGAGGTACACAGCATGAATACATTTAAGCCTATTAAAGGTGCATACACTAGGAAGTTTAGACCCTATTCGTATGCCAAGAATGATGGTGTAGCTAAAGATGCAGTGTCAGGTTACTTAGTTAACAACGGACACACTATCTTATCTACTGAAGAAGATTATTCTTTTGATATCAAGAGTGAGAAGAATGGTAATACATACTACTCAGAGGTTGAGATGAAGAGACAATGGTTTGGGGATTGGCTACCATCTTGGAAAGAGATTAGGATTCCCTATCGTAAATTTAAATTATTAAATAAGTTTAAAGAGATGAATGAAAAAGATGCATTCTTTAATTTTTATGTTATAAGAGGTGACATGGAGTATGCATGGAGAATAAAAGATTATCAGTTTACACCTGAGACTGTGCAAGAGATATACTTATCTAACGCAAGAAGATATGAATACTTCTTTCACATACCCTATCAGGAAGCTGAACTGGTACAACTAAAGGAAGACAAATGAGATTAATACTAGACGTAGAAAACACTGTAACAAAACGTAATGACAAGCTACACTTAGATCCTTTTGAGAGTGGCAACAGTCTTGTTATGGTTGGCATGAAGACAGACAACTGGGAGAGGGTAGTGACATTTGATCATGCTCACGAGTTACCCACACAGAATGGTCATGCTGTTGTACAGGAACAGTTAGATAAAGCTACTGTGCTTGTATGTCACAACGTATCACATGACCTGATATGGCTATGGGAGTCTGGATTCAAGTATGATGGTATTGTATTTGACACTATGCTTGGTGAGTATGTCTTGCAACGTGGACAGAAACAACCTCTGTCATTGGAGCAGTGTGCAGAACGATACATGTTATCCAACAAGAAGCAGGACACTATGAAAGATTATTTCAAGAGTGGTGTACCTGTATCAGAGATACCACATGATGAATTATCAGAGTATTTACTATATGACTTACGTGCCACATATGACTTGGCTGACAAGATACATCACAGACTTATGAATGGTGACGCAGATCTTATGGACACAGTTACACACACCAACATGGTTGCTGTTTGTCTGTGTAAGATATATCAGCGTGGGTTTAGTGTAGATCTGAAGAAGCTCGATGAAGTGCGTAAGGAGTTTGAGAAAGAGAAGGTGGGTATCTGGAATGATCTCAGCCAACAGGTTCGTGATCTTATGGGTGACAGACCTATCAATCTCAATAGTCCAGAGCAATTGTCATGGGTAATCTACAGCCGTAAACCAAAGGACAAATCTATGTGGGCTAATTACTTTGAGCCTTACATGAGAAAGGATGCATTTACAGATGCTGTCAATGATCATACAGATATTGTCTACAAGGTTACAGCTAGTACCTGCCCTGTATGTAGAGGACGTGGTAAGATCACAAAGATCAAGAAGGATGGCTCACCCTTTAAGAAACCAAACAAGTGTGTCAACTGTGAGGAATCAGGTTGGGTATACACACCACGACAACAAATAGCAGGTCTTAGATTTACTGCACCCTCTGCTAAGTGGGTGAGTGCCAATGGCTTTAGCACAAACAAACTAAACCTTGAGATACTTGAACACTATGCCAAGCGTACAGGTAATACAAAGGCAGAGTTGTTCCTCAAGAATGTGCGTAGGCTATCTGCCCTAGACACATATCTATCTAGTTTTGTAGAGGGTATATCTACATACACTAAGCCTGATGGCAAGTTACATGTTAGATTACTACAGCATCGTACATCTACAGGACGGTTTAGTGGTGCAGATCCTAACATGCAGAACATGCCTAGAGGTGGTACGTTCCCTGTGAAGAAGATCTTTGTGTCACGTTGGGAAGGTGGCAAGATACTTGAAGCTGACTTTGCACAGCTAGAGTTTAGAACTGCAGCATATTTGTCACAGGACAAAGTTGCAATGCAGGAGATAAGCGAAGGCTTTGATGTGCATAGTTATACTGCAAAGGTTATCACAGATGCAGGACAGCCTACGTCTAGGCAAGAAGCTAAAGCACATACCTTTGCTCCTCTGTATGGAGCTACAGGGTTTGGCAGATCTGAAGCAGAAGCTATGTACTACGAGCAGTTTGGTGACAAGTATAAGGGTGTGTCTGCATGGCACAAGAGGTTAGGTGATGAAGCTATCAACACAGGACGTGTAGGTATTCCTTCAGGACGTTCCTTCTCTTTCCCTGATGTAGTACGTAAAGGTAATGGCACAGTTACATACTTTACACAGATAAAGAATTATCCTGTGCAAGCGTTTGCTACTGCAGACATTGTGCCACTAATTCTTATTACGATTGATAGTATGCTCATGCCTTTACAGAGTTGTATTGTAAATACTGTGCATGATTCAATAGTGATTGACGTTCACCCTGACGAGGTGGACATGGTATTACAAGTAGTAGAGAGTATAAATAGTAACATGAAATCTATCATTGATACACGTTGGAATATAGACTTTAATGTGCCTTTGAAATTAGATGCAAAAATAGGTGACAACTGGCTTGACACTAAAGATGTATGATGGTATAACTATAACACTTTTTTAAATTATAAGGAGAATATATATGAATGAAATAGTAACAATAAATGGAAACTTTGACGATATGGCTAAAGCTATGGGGATGGCAGAACCTGTGGGTACTGAGATCTCTAAGAAGTCTGCTAGTTCTTTGGCTAGACTAAAGCTTAGTCACACACCTATCATGGGTACAACAGAAATCAATGGTAAGACAGTGAATGTTGAAACCATACCATCTGGTGCTTATAAAGTAGAAGTACCTGATGATGGTCAGTACTACCAGTCTGACATTGAGATCAGACCTTTCATGCAAAGGTATATGTATAAAAGGTTTATCAAGGGCAATGATAGTACACCTAATCGTTATGTTAAGACAGTAATGTCTGACAACCTTAACGTTGATCTAAAGGATAACGATGGTGGCTTCAACTGTGGC